AATCCATTTACAATGAGTAACAAATCGCCATCTGTCGTGTCAGTGGACGGCCTAAGAGCCATGCGCTGGGGGTCTACAATCATATGACTTGAGAGTAATGAAATATTGTTTGCTACATAGCTTAACTCAACGTCACTAAATAACATTTCTCTAAGCGCTTTACCGCTTCGTTGAATAAATAATGTGCCGCCTTCTGCTGCTTGTGGTCTAATTCCAAATTTATGCCCGCGTCTCGTTGCTGACTTAACCACAAAATTTGATGGAGTTATTGGGCTTAGGTCGGCTTGTGGAACAAAAAACTCTGCTGCTGTTGTAAAAATTTGCAAATCTCGTCCTGACCGCAAAGCTGTTATTGCGTTGACGCTATCAGTTTCAAGCGTGGCTACGAGGGCATCATCGTCTAAACCTTCTGCAATCTTAAAATTAAAAAAGTCACCTATTTTAGAGCCAAAAATTGTTGAAGGTTTGTTTGCGCTTCCACCAAAAAATAATCTGGATTCATGGAAAGTACACGTTCTAGGCCAGCCCCTCGTATTTGACCACGCATCCTCATATCCTGTTTCTAGTTCCCAGGAGCCAGAAGCAATAGCCACATCTTTTTCATAAAATGGAATTTCAGTTTGAGCTTTTACCACTGTTGCGCTTACAAATTCTATAATTTTAGCCCGGCCAAAATCGTTTAAAACATTAATATACTGGTCAACATTTGAACTTGCAAAAACAGAAGCGCTTGCCGTGATTGTCACTGCACCACTGACGCCATCAGGCGTTATGGTTGCATTTGGATTGCTTGTTGAGACAGTGTAAGCAACTTTTGGCTGAGTTAAACTTAAAGCTGAAGCTGCCCACGTTTGATTGTTTGCTCCACGTACAACTTTAAAAGGTGCAAAATTTTCATGTGTGCAGATTAAAGTGTCCGCACTTTGCGTAAAATAAAGTTTATTTAAATCAAAAGCAGATACTGAATATAATGTGCCTACAGAATAATCTAAATAATCATCTGTCCCGCCGTTTAAATTTTCAATTAACTGATTATTAGCAAAAAATCTAAATCTTATAGTTGAACTTGTATTATAAGCGCTTGCCAAAATCATAAATCGTTGAGTTGTTGAGAACTCAAACGCCATTAACACAGAAGAATTAGAGGGGTTATCTGCTGTTGCATCAAAGACAAATTTTAAACCAGGCCTTCTTGATACGCCGCCTTGTGGCTCAAAAACTACATTATCAGCAATTGAAACTGAATCATAATATTGTTGTAAATCAATCCTTCCCCTCAGTAACGGGTCAATTTCACCAACAGTAAAATTAGCCTGATATTGTTTAATATTACTCATCTAACATCCGCTAGTGCATAGTCTGAAATAACGCTTGGCGTTTGCCCGGCACTGTCAATATTCATTGCTTGTCTAAAAAACCCACCACGCAAGTTTTCACCAGGGGAACCCAAAGAAACGCTTTTCCAAAATTCTGTTTTGTTTATTTGGTCTGTAATTATTTGAGCCAGGTGCCAAGTTACTTGATAAGATAAAAGCGTTACAAAATAAGTAGGCATAGAGCCTTCTGCGACTTGCTTTTGATAATCGATAAAAATACTTTCGGCATTTGTAAATAATACAGTTGTTCCGGCAGCACTTTGCCCAATTTCCCATATTTTAAACAATCCAGCCCCAGCAGAGCTAGACGTTCTTATTGCTCGTGGCACACCAGTTAACATATCAGAGGGTAGGGTGTATTGGTATTTCCATTCGCTCTCAGGCGTTGCTGTTTCTTTTGAGAGTTGTGCTTTTTTTATTGTAAAGCTCCAAGCATACATTCCAAGGGTCGTTAATTTAACGTCGTTGTAAAGTGTGCTACAGGCCGCTCCAGCAGCCGACCCGTCAGAAAAACTGGTAATTGTTTCTGCACCTAGAAGTAATAATGCCTTGTTACATATTCCAACATCTGAATCACCAACTGCCATTTTATTCTCCTAATGTGAAGGGGGCAACCTAAGCCGCCCCCAAATTTTATTAGTCGCTGTCAGTTACAGCGATGGTTACGCCGTCACCACAGTCAACAACGCCTGATGCGTTGGAAACGACTACATGGTGAGATGCTGTAGCTGTGCCGCCAGTGCTCGCGAAAGAATAAATCAAATCGCCTACTGAGACATCACCTGAAACATCGTTAAAATAACCAGCTCCATCAATTACGGTTTTCGCATCAGTAGATGTGTATGACCACATCTGAGGTGCTGAACCTTTCATAGATTGTCCCCCGATTGGGTTCCATCCAGCTCTTGAAAATGCCATTCTAAATCTCCTTTCTAAGATTATTCGTCACAAATAACGTCAACGAGACCAGCAGTATCAATAACTCCAGCGCCCATAGACAGCATTGCGCTGACTAAAAATGACGTCTTTTCTGGGACATAATTGACCTCAGTTTTTGGAGCTATGCCAACTGCACAACCGATTGCGCTTTTGTGGAATGCGTAGGTGGTTCGGTCTGATGATGAAACAGTTAGACCGCCTTCATCTCTGTCACCGATGATATGGAATTGGAAACCCATCATTGTGTTGATTTGGCCACCAACAAGTGCTTGTAGTGTCTGATAGTCACCACTCACCGCACGCTCATCGCCCAGCAAGCCGGCCAGGTTATTTGCGTGAATGATAAAGTGTCTGTCTGATGGTGGAACGTTAGCCGCATCCAAAGCTTTTTTCGCCGCTATAATTTTTCCGACGTTAAGATTTGAGTTTGCCGCTGAACCACTTGTTACAACAGTTTTTGCAACTGTCGAACCAGCAGAAGCTGCTTCTAGGGCGTCAATAATTACTTGGTCTTCACGACGTCCGATTGCATTTCCAACTACTTGCGCTAATTCCTGACGCTCATCGAAATTGATTTTTGCTTGGTTGAATATGTCTGAATATTCAGCAGCAATGTAATTAGTCAATGTGACAGAAACTTGTGCAAAAGTTGCGTTGATTGGCACGACATCTGTTTGTGGTGTTCTAATGGACGCCTGGCCTTTGCCTACGGTCGGGAATTTTACAGTGTCACCGACAACACCGCTTCGCATACGACAAACTCCACGCAAAGTTGCACTGGCTTGGTAAGCCTGGTGTACCTCTGCTTCAAAAAGCTCAACGAACGCTGGTGATAAATTGGTACTCATTTGAGAAACCTCCAGTTAAGTTAAAATTTTACGCTTTGAGTTGTCGAGAATATCGGCCCTTAGCTTCGCTGAAACGTCAGCGCACGTTTAGATACGCGGGCCGCAAAGGTTATCCGTTATGTTTTTTTAGCACTACAAGCCGCAACTTGTAAAGAATTTAATTGTATCGGTTAGAGTTTGTACAATTATTTGTACCTTCGAGTAAACCTTTCCTCGACTTCTCTAGTGAATTTTGGGTCACTTCCATAGCGTGGGTCAGCCATCATGCTCTGCGTTTCAGCTTTAAAATCAGCTTCAGAAACACCAGCTTCAGCTACATCAGCGAGTGGTATTTTTGACATATCGCCTGTCATACCCCGCATTTTTTGCATTAGCCGCTGGCCAATTGCATTGCCACCCCAATCATTTAACTGCTCGCGTTCTTCCGCTGAAATAACGCCCTTTCGCTCTAAACCATCTGACCAATCAATGTTTGATTTTATAATAGCATTGCCATTTGGACCTAGAGAAGCAAGTTCTTCTTCATAGCTTCGTTCTGCATTTTTTTGGTTGTCAGCGCTCATAGATGTGACTGTTCCAACAAGTTCATCAAAAGCAGCTTGATTAATGTTATATTTCTTGGCCCATTCAACAGTTGACTCTACGATAGGGTCATTTGTTTCAAAGCCTTGCTCTTCAATAATTGCAGTATCATAATTATCAGGCGCTTTGTGTTTGCCTTGAGAAAATTGTTTTTGCAATTCATCGTAAGACTTTGCCATCTTTTCAAGCTCTGGCCCGTCTTCTTCATTCCAAAACTTTTCAGGCAGCCATTCTGGTCGCTCAAGTTTTTCCACCTCTTCAGTTTTAGCTTCAACATCCTCTGCCTTGTGCGGTATTGCTTCCTCTGTTTCTTCAGTTTCTAGCGCTGTTTGCGCCATCAGACCATCCGGAGCTGCCTGTTCTACTTGCTCCTGAGCTTCTTCATTATCCATTTGCTCTCCTTATCCTTTGCTCGATTTCCCTAACCAATGAATTTTGTCCTTCTCTAGCATAACCAAATGAAGGGTCAGCGCCTGGCACCCAAGCTGGCTGCCGAACGGTAATATTAACTAAATGCTCTAGAACTTTTTTTCCAGATTCAGTTTCAAAACAACGCTTAAATTGAATATCTAATTCTTTTTGTAGGTTTGCGCTGGTAAGTTTTGTTGTTTGATTTTCAGCGTTTACGCCATCCCAACCAATATCGTTTATGCTTCTAATTCTGTCTGCCTGATTCATTATTCACCTATAACTTCTGATACTGCCCCCGCCGTATCCACTACGCCTTCTTGCTCCATAGCCTGTTGAGCCATTTGCATCATTTCTTGTTGCATCTCAGCACGTTCTTGTGGTGACGTGCGAAGTTTTGCCGGTATTCCAAGCTGGTCAGCTATGTAATCTCCAATAGCGTCAATTTTTATAAGCGTCTGACCCATGGGTCCAAGCTGCTGTGTAATTTGCATAAACTGCATTACCTCATTTAGCTTGTCCATATTGCTCGCCATTGCCAGCGGCGAAACTGGATTAACAGTAACTTCAAGCCCGTTAATTTTAAGTGGCAAGTCAATCATACCCATTTCGTCCATGAGTTCTAAGCTTCTACGCACAATAGGAAACATGGTTTCATTAATTAACCGCCCAAACGCTGCCCCCAGGTTTTGCGACAATTCTTTCATACGTTCAACAATTTCTGTAGCGCTCCGGGCAGACATATTATCGGGCGGGAGACTTTCATCAAGCAACGTTTTTCTAATAGCAACCCTCAAATCATTGGAGACTATTTGAGACAAGTTGTTATCACCACTGCGCGGCAATGGGGCTAGGGAAGGACCCCTGGGACCGCCGTTGCTTGAGACACCAATAACAGCGCCCGGAACAATTGAAATTGCTTGTGGATTTAAAACGCCATCATCGACTGCTGTAAATACGCCACCGATTGAAATACTGGCATTTTTAAGCGTTAGTTCAACAACTTTGTTTAATGTTTTTATGTCGGGTAGGGCGTAAAGCACTGGCCCGCGACCATATCTTTCATTTGAGGCCTTCATATATCGCGAAACCACCCAAGGAAAAGATTTTAAATCCCTAGAAACAAGTTTAATATCTTCTTCTTTGGTTAAAATACAGTAATGAATATACCCATCTTCAGTATAAGTTGCTTCAATAAGCTCCACTTCTTTTGTCGGGTCTTCTTTGTATCTCGCTTGCATGTCAGCGGGGATAGAAATATCAGGAAATTCACGTTCTAGCACGCGATAAGGCCGCCTTAAACGCCGGTAAACTGTATCAACTGTGCCGTTGGGACCTTCTTCAAACGTAACTTGGTGCGAAGGGATAGCTGTGTAGCGAATTGGCGTTGTTTCATCGCCTGGTTGAATAAGCATGACGGCTGTGCCAACGGCTAAATCTAATAAAAACTCGCCAATAGCTAGGTCAAATCCAGATTGGTTCATTACACCAAACATTTTTTCTGTGTATAAATCTAAGACTTGCTGTGCTTCTATCTTCCGCTCTTCAGGAATATCTAAACCAGGCTCCAGCCGACACCATTTTTGCTGAGGTGGAAACAATGAACTCTGAATACGATTTGCAAAACGGGCTGTTGAGTGGATAGCGGTACTATCAAACACCCGTTTCATTTTGTTTTGGCCGGGCGTGTTTGTTTCTGCGTAACCATCGTATAAATTACGCATGGGCAGCGCATATTCGTAGGCTTCCTCATAAATGGACCGCCAAAGCTCTTTGTGGCTTTCAGCTTTTTTGTAACGTGTTTTTATTTCTTGGGCTGTCAATGCCATTAGTATGCTTTCTTTTTAGAATACTTTTTAATCGCCGCCTTCTTCACTTTCTTCAGCTTCGAGTTCATTTTTGCTTTGAATGGCTTTTTGGCCCCGCTGACTTTTTTCATCCTGGTCATGCTCCCGAAGTTTTGGATTTCGTAGATATTGCTTCATTTAAGAGGGTCGAGAGTAAGAGCGAGACATTAAGCCTCTTTGTCCTGAGCCGCTGCGCGGGTTTCTGCCGCTGCCTAAATTTCGTTTGGTAGGGGTAGTTGTTCTATTAAAGGTTTGACCCTCTTCTACTGTCAACTTCTCCATCAATCGCCCCCTACCGCCAGTAGTTCTAGCACGTTTTTGAGCCGCTACTTTTCGAGCTTCTTGTTGCTCTTCTTGGCGAACACGCGCTTCCTCACCTGAAAGATTAGCTTCTGCTTCTTGCCTAGCTGTATCATCTCTAGGTTTGCTACTGCCAAATAAACCACCCATTAAAAAAACCTCGCATACATTGTGTAGTTGGCACCATCGGGGCCATACTGCTTTAAAATACCTTCTGGCTTAAAGTAACAACGCTTTGCCCAGGTGTCAGCCTGAACATTTAGTGAATGGACCGTGAACTGTAATCTTTTTATAGCTAATTCGCTTGCTGCGTACTCAAAAAACCGCAGTGATGCGCGGTGAAAGCTGATGGTTCTGCGGCTTACAATAGCGCTGGGTATCAACCAGGCCTCAGCTACGCCTGGCCACATAGGGTAGACCCCAAACATTGCATAAATTTCACCTTCAGACATTGCAGTGAAGGCATAAGATTGGTCCGTTAGGCCTTTTAGGCGCTCTCTGTACCGCGGAATATCTCTTAGCATTCGTTTATCAAAGTCATTTAGCTTACAAATATCTAAATGCCCGGTATGAAACTTAACAATTTTGTCCCGTTTCCAATCAAGTCGCATGATTTGCGTTAAATCTTCAGGAAAAAACATCAAAATCCAACACTTTTGCTTGGGTTGTTACCCGATTGCGCTGCGGGCTTCGGGTCATTATCGAATGCTCAGAGCCAAGTAAGCAATACCCAGCGGCGTCTCCTACGTGAGAATGCTCATTTTTATTGGGAGCATCTCTAAATCTTTCCTGACCAGCGCCCATTGCTACGCGCTTAAAATGATAACCTCCAATTAGCGCCTTGCGGAGCCGCATACATTTTTTATCAATAAGAAATCCAGGCTTTCCGTCAATTAATCGGCCCATTGGAATAGCCATAGCTTCTCTTCGAGTCCTAAATTCGTTGGTTGCAGTGGGTCTAGCCAGAATGCCGTGGGTTTTAAGGTGGTCAAATGCCGTTGTTTCATAAATCTGGTCACGCGCCATGCCCGCCGGGTCACCCCATATCATCGTGCTAAATTTGGGAAAGCGGCTTTCTAACTCAGATTTTAGCATAGAGCAAAACCGCTCAAGCCCCATGTCAAATGTTACCAGCTCATGCAGAACTTGCCAGCGATTGTTAGGCATTCTTTGAGCAAAAATAGCGGCGGGGGTCAATCCAAAGTCAATTCCAATCTGCAATGGCACAGAAATATCTGCTTCAAGCTCGGTTGCCATGAGTTCGTCATTGTACTCAGGCCATACGGGTCGGCCCTCCTGAACAAACGTATATTTACCTTCCGC